GAGATTTATATTCTTTTCCTTTTTCTTCTTGGAATACAGTATTTAGTATAATTCCATCTGGTTCATCTCCTACTGTAATATCAAGTTCCTTTTACCCAATAAACATGAATAACAGTAGTTTTAGAGGAGCAGCCCCAACTTCATTTATAGATGGAAAATCAATTATAAAACAACCTATTGATGTAAATATATATAATATATATTTTTATGAGTTTTTTAGTGTTAAAGGAAATTATTCTGGAGTGACTAATTTTAGTATAAAAGATACAGATCTATTTATCCCACCTACTCCAATTTCTTCAATATCATCTTCTAGATATAATTGGTATAGTAACTTTGGTGTGTAATATTTATTACAAATAAAAAATTATGGAAAAACAAGTTTTAACACAAGAAGAAATTCAATCTTTAAAAAATATTCAATCAAACCAATCATTATTAATTGAACAGTTAGGTTTATTAGAATACAAAGTTTTAATTTTAGAAAAAGAAAAAGAAAAATTAAAACAAACTCTTCAAAATCAAATTGAAACAGAAGAGCAAATAGGTAAACAACTCCAACAAAAATATGGAGATGGAAGTATTGATTTAGAGAAAGGAGAATTTATCCCGTCCCCATAATTTTTGATAACAAATATAATATTTATAATCAAAACAAAACACATTTAAGAACATGGCAGAAACTTTAGTATCACCAGGTGTATTAGCGACAGAAACAGATACTTCATTTGTTACTCAAGGTCCTATACAAGCCGGAGCAGCTATAATTGGTCCAACAGTTAAAGGACCTGTGAATATACCTACATTAGTAACTTCATATAGTGATTACCAAAATAAATTTGGTACTACATTTATTAGTGGTGGTAGTGTATATTCATATTTTACATCAATTGCAGCATATAGTTATTTCTCAAATGGGGGAAATACATTATTAATATCTCGTGTTGTATCAGGAACATATGCTCCAGCTACAAGTACAAATATTACTAATGGACAAAATCCTATATATACAGCCGGAGCATTTGCTACTGGTAGTATAGCTACAGCATCAATTGGAGAATTTTTAACAGGAGTAGGGGAAGCTAGAATCACTGGATCTGATGGATCAGTATATCGATTTATTGCTCAAACGACAAGCGGAACACCAGCTGATGATACTGATGGTAAATTATACTATTTTGTTAGTGCCTCTACTATTGGATCTACATTAAATAACTTAGGCGCTAAAATGATCTTAGTTGGATCTGAACTAGGAGTTAATGCATTCACAGCAAGTGGAAATTTTGTAATTTCAGGATCATCTTCAGGTAGTGCTTTAAATGGATCTATATTTGCAACTGGATCAGGTACAACTTTTACAACTGGTATTACTTTAAATGGTGGTATTAATGGAAGTACTTCTGGTGGAACAGGTATAGCTTTTGTATTAAAAACTATATCTGAAGGAATTGAGCAAAATAGTTCAAGTTCACAAGATAATAGCGGTGTTTTACTTAGTGGATCTAAAGATAATATTCGCTGGCAGATCACAACTGTTAATACTTCTTCTGGTACATTTACTTTATTAATTAGAAGAGGAGATGATAATACTCAATCTCCAACTGTATTAGAACAATGGAATAATTTATCATTAGATCCATTTGCTTCAAACTACATATCTAAAATAGTAGGTGATCAAGTTCAAAATTTAAAAACTAATGATGGATATTATTTACAAACAACTGGTAGTTACGCTGGTAGTTCAAGATATGTTCGAGTATCAAGCATAATTAATACTCCTAACTATTTAGACACTAACGGTAATATATCTAACACTGCATACACAGCATCTTTACCAGTTGTAGGAACAGGATCATTTACTGGTGCTACTGGTACTGTAAAAGCAGGAGCTTTATTTTATAATGAAATCACAGCTAATAATACTCAAGGATTAGTAGGTACTAATTATGATGATATGATCAACTTATTAGCTAATAAAGATGATTATCAATATAATGTATTATTAACTCCTGGATTAACAGATTCAGAACATTCTTCACAAGTAACTAGTATTATCTCAAATGTTGAAAATCGTGGAGATGCTATTTATGTAGTTGACCCAGTAAATTATGGATCTACAACAACATCAGCAACAACTGAAGCTCAAAGTAGAAATACTTCATACGCTGCAATGTACTGGCCTTGGGTTCAAATAGTTGAACCAGACAGTGGTCAAAGAGTATGGGTACCAGCTTCAACTGTAGTAGGTGGAGTATATGCTTATAATGATAGTGTTTCTGAGCCATGGTTTGCACCAGCAGGTATCAATCGTGGTGGATTAGGACAAGTAATTCAAGCTGAAAGAAAATTACCACAAGCAACTCGTGATACACTATATGAAGGAAAAGTAAACCCAATTGCAACATTCCCAGGTCAAGGAGTAGTAGTATATGGTCAAAAGACATTACAAACTAGACCATCAGCACTTGATCGTGTAAATGTTCGTCGTTTGTTGATTGCTCTTAAGAGTTATATTTCTCAAGTAGCTAATACATTAGTATTTGAACAAAATAGTATCGCTACAAGAAATAACTTCTTAGCACAAGTAAATCCATACTTAGAAAATGTTCAACAAAGACAAGGTTTATATGCGTTTAGAGTAATCATGGATGATAGCAACAATACAGCAGATGTAATTGATAGAAATCAATTAGTAGGTCAAATTTATGTTCAACCAACTAAAACTGCTGAATTCATTTACTTAGATTTCATTGTTACACCAACTGGAGCTACTTTCCCTGGATAAGAAGTTAAAAAGTAAAATATTTATAGAAAAATAAAAATACATAACAATGGCAATATTAAGCGCAAACGAAATATTTTTTACAGCATTTGAACCAAAACAAGCAAATAGATTTATTCTATATGTTGATGGAATCCCAAGCTACATCATTAAAGGTGTAGATGCTGTTAAATTAACACAAGGTGAAGTAGTATTAAATCACATTAACATATTACGTAAAGTTAAAGGTAAGAGTATTTGGGGTGATTTAACAATGACACTAGTAGACCCAATTACACCATCTGGCGCTCAAGCAGTAATGGAATGGGTACGTTTACATCATGAATCAGTAACAGGTAGAGATGGATACTCTGACTTCTATAAGAAAGATTTAGTTATCGATATTTTAGGACCTGTAGGTGATGTTGTTAGTGAATGGATTATTAAAGGCGCATTTATTAAAGAAGCCAATTTTGGAGATTATAACTGGGATACTGAAAACCAGGCGGTAAACATCTCAATGACTGTTGGCATGGATTATTGTGTATTGAACTTCTAATATTCACTACTTAATTATGAATAGCCCACAGCAATGTGGGCTTTTCTTTTCTCAATATTTATAATAAAAACAATATGGGTTTACTAGATTTACTATTAAAAAACCAATCCAACCTAGATATTAATCCTGTACCACTACAAGGTAATGGTCCTGTAGCTCCTGCTACAGGTGAATTTAATACTGGAACAACACCATTTCAACAAGTATGGGATTCAACTAACACATATGTAAAATCATTTATTGGAAGTACAAATACAGGTATACAACCTCCTACACTAAAAGAAACAGGATTAGATATAGATAACCCTAACTATGTTCTTTCAACTACTACACCTAATACTTTAACAGTGTACCCAGCTACAGCTTTAGGAGGTTTAGGACAAAGTGCTGTGCAGTTTTTACAGATATGGACACCAGTTATTAACTATAATAATATAGTAGTAGGGGCTTCAACAAGCCCATTAGCTCAATCATTACCTGAAACAGGTTTAGATAATACAGATGCTAGTGCTGTACCTACTACAGTATCACCAATTAATCCTACTAATTATCCTAATTTATCAACAGGAGAATACAACTCAGTATCTAATCAATATACTCAAGTTTATGGACCTAGTAACACATATTTAAATACTTATGACCCAAATGTTCAACCTAATAGTTTAGATGAAACAGGTTTAGATATTGAGAATATAGGTTTAGTATCAACAACTATTGCTCCTAGTACTAATACTCCATACCCAAGCTTAGCCTTAGGAGAATTTGGAGGTAAAAGTGATAACTTTAATCAAATATATATTCCAACTAATACTTATCTAAATACATTCAATCCTAATACTCAACCTAATACTATTACTCAAGGACAAACTGGATTAGATAATATTAATCCATTATCATCTCCTACAACAACAGTTCCAATAGATCCTACTCAATATCCAAATCAATCAACTGGAGAATTTAGAGGAGCATCAACACAATATAGTGACCCATATGGGCCTAACAAAACATATGAAAACACATATGTTGACAATCCAGTTAACTTTGATACACTACAAACAGTTACATTAGATGAGACAGGTTTAGATAATACTAATCCTGTAGCAGCTTCAACTACTCCAATTCCAAATACACCTACTACCTACCCTAGTTTAGCAGCAGGAGAGTTTGGAGGAGCATCAACACAGTATGTTTCACAATATACTCCTAATAGTACATATGAAAACACATATGTTACTAGTCCTGTAAATTTTGATACATTACAACCAACTACTTTAGGACAAACTGGACTAGATAATACAGATCCATTATTTGCTCCTACTACTATAGTCCCTATAGATAATACTACTTACCCAGTAGCACCTCAAACTAATTTAGGTGAGTTTAATAATGCTATACCTGCTGCTCCATTTTCACCTCAATATAATCCTGGGTTTGGTTATCTAAATACTTATAATAACATAATTACTTTAGCAGGTAATGTTCAAGTTAATACACTTAGTCAAACTGGTTTAGATGTTGAAAACTCAAACGCTATAACATTTATTCCAAACGCTGTTAGTGCTCCTACTAGTTACCCACAATTTGTTCAAGGTGAGTTTAATGGTGGTCCTACACAATATATTCAAGTATGGAATCCATTTAATAAGTATTTTAACACTTATAATCCTACTTTAACAAACACAATTCAATCTCCTACTCTAGGACAAACAGGATTAGACAATACAGATGCTAACTCATCTCCTACTTCACCAACTCCTACAGATCCTACTCAATACCCACAATATGTTCAAGGAGAATTTAATGGAGTACCAACTATATATAACCAAATATGGGGACCTGGATTTAAATTTATAGCAAATTTTAATCCTAATATTCAACCTAACACATTAGGACAAACAGGCTTAGATAATACAAATCCAGCTTTTGTACCTACAACAGCTATACCAAATGTATTTACCTCATACCCTCAATTTACACAAGGGGAGTTTAATGGAGTTCCAACTCAATTTTCTCAAATATGGGATTTTAATAACAAATATATTGTTAATTTCAATCCAAACATCCAACCATCAACTCTTAGTCAAACTGGATTAGATGTTGAAGATCCTACTTTTGTTCCTACAACTACTACTCCATCTACTATTACTCAATATCCTGCTATATCAACAGGTGAATTTGGAGGGGTATCAACTCAATATACTCAAGTATGGAATCCTAATAACACTTATGATGCTAACTTTAATCCTAATATCCAACCTAACACATTAGGTCAAACTGGATTAGATGTTGAAGATCCTACTTTTGTTCCTACAACCACTACTCCTAGTACAGTTACTCAATATCCATTATTTGTTCAAGGAGAATTTAATACAGCTCCTAACCAATATTCTCAAATATGGGGCCCTATTAACCAGTATATAATTAACTATAATCCTAATATTCAACCTAACACAGTAAATGGAGGAGAAACAGGTTTAGACAATACTAACCTGTTAGCATTTAATACTACTTTTGTACCTAATGCTATATCTGCTCCTACTATTTATCCTCAACCTGCTCAAACATTTTTAGGAGAATTTCAAGGTGCTCCATCACAATTTAATCCATTATATAATCCAAATCCTGGTCAAGGTTATTTAGATAGTTATAATACTATTATTAATAACACTAGTAATCCTCAAATTATAAATTTAGGTAATACTGGATTAGATGTGGAAAACGCAGCAGCCTCTCCCACTACATACACTGTGCCAGGATATGATGTTACTACAGTATACCCACCTCAAGTCACCGGAGAATACAACGGAGCACCTACTCCATATGGTCAGACTTATACACCTAATGCTACATATGAAGAAAATATTATTAATGCCCCTAATGGACCTACTAGTATATTAGAGAACTCAAGTCAATATACTGGATTAGATATAGAAAATAAAGACGCTGCTCCAACAACATATGCTGTACCTGATATAGATGATACTGAATATCCAATAATCCAAGGGGCATTCTCAACTTTAAGTCGTATTGCTAGACCATATTCTCAATCATATAATCCAACAAACACATATTATTCATTTATGATTGATAACTATAGTGGTCAAGTTATTTAATAAAACTTAATTTGTATATATTTATATAGGACATTAAAGTTATAACAAATAAAATTTATGAGTAATTTAAAATTTCCAACTGAGATTGTTGATCTCCCATCTAAAGGATTATTATATCCTAAAGATAATCCCCTATCTAGCGGTAAAGTAGAAATGAAATACATGACTGCTAAAGAAGAAGATATTCTAACAAATATTAACTATATTAAACAAGGAACAGTAGTTGATAAATTGCTTCAATCTATGATTATAAGCAAAATCAATACTGAAGATTTGCTATTAGGAGACAAAGACGCCTTAATTATGGCAGCTAGAATTTTAGGGTACGGTAAAGATTACTCTTTTAAATATATTTCAGAAGCTACTGGAGCAGAAGAATCAGCTACTGTAGATTTGACTGAATTAAAAGAAAAAGAATTAGACCCATCTAAATTAATTAACCC